TAAACAGCCTGGTGAGGCAGCTCCTAATTACCATGGATTGATGATATGTGCCCATACCAGACGAAATTAGAGCGGCGATTATCCAAGATGGGAAAGAAGGCCGCTTAAGCCAAGAGGAGATCGCTGCAAAGCGATTGGGTGACAAGAAAAAGGTAGGCACAATCTCCAAGATCCTGAGAAAAGCAGGCGTATCTACAAAAGGCCGGGGCAGACCTAAGGCAAAATCTTTCTCTGCAAATCTTTCCGATAAGAAATCCACATCAAAGAAGCCCATAAAACTAGAAAGTTTTGAATCCAAAAATCGGCTGGATCTTCTCGATGAAGCATTATCATACCTAAAAGCAAGCCTCCCAGAGGTCTATAGCCCCAAAGGCTTCTCTGAATGGACTTCGGCTGTAGAGCGCCTCCTTAACCAGCGCCGCATCGAGGCACCGGCAGCGCCAATTGAGCCAGAAGACGATGGCTTTATGATGGCGCTGGAAACCAAGACATCCGAAGTGTGGAAAGATGCTCCAGATATTCCCATTCAAGTGGACTCCTCCAAGTGTTCTCCAATGGAGAATCTTAACCTGGTGGGCGATGGGCTCACCGATCCGGAGCCTAAACGGGATCATAGCTGAAGGGGCGATACGGAGCGGCAAGACTGCCCCCATGTCGCTCTCTTTTGTCATTTGGGCTATGGCAAATTTCAATGCCACTAACTTCATCCTGGCCGGCAAGACCATCGGCAGCCTCCGGCGAAATGTAGCTGCACCCCTCAAGAGGATGCTAATAGGCCGGGGCATGCAGTTTGTAGACCACCGGGCAGATAACATGATTGAGGTGAGTTACCTCGGCCATGTCAACTATTTCTACCTATTCGGAGGTAAAGACGAATCTAGCCAGGACCTGGTGCAGGGCATCACGGCAGCCGGGGCCTACTTCGATGAGGTAGCTCTCCAGCCTGAGTCTTTCGTGAATCAGGCCGTGGGCCGGTGTTCTGTAGATGGTGCAAAGCTCTGGTTTAATTGTAATCCTGAGAGCCCTTATCACTGGTTTAAGGAGAAATGGATCGACCGGGCCAAAGACTTGGGCCTCTACGTGATGCACTTTCTCATGGATGATAACCCGAGCCTGACCGAAGCTACAAAAGCCAGGTATAAGCAGCTCTATGCTGCCGGATCAATCTTCTACAAGCGCTATATCCTGGGCCTTTGGTGCATCGCAGAAGGCGCGGTGTACGACTTCTTCTCATCAGATGTCCAGGATGGTTATGTGGTAGATCAATTGCCGGACCAATTTGAGGACTGGCGGGCCTCAGTCGATTATGGGGCATCAAACCCTTGTGTCTATGGCCTCTATGGCCGGTCAAAGGGGATCTGGTACAAAGTCAAAGAGTGGTATTATGAGCCCCAAAAGAGCGGATCAAAGACGGATGCAGCCTTATCAGCAGAAATGAAGGCCTTTCTGTCCTGGAATGGAAAAGCGATCCGCCCTAAATCGATTGATGTTGACCCATCTGCCAAGCACCTCATAGACCAATTCAGAAAAGACTTTCAGGGGATCGTCATCTACTCGGCCCGCAATGCCGTGCTCGATGGCATCCAGGTATTAGCGCAGGCAATATCCTCCGGCCTGTTCAAGATCTATATCAGATGCAAGCGGACTATTGAGGAATTGCTAAACTACGTCTGGGACGTGAAATCTCAGGAACGAGGCGAGGATAAACCAGTGAAAAAGAATGATCATGCCTGTGATGAAACGCGATACTGGGCGATGCGAGTATTCTATGGCCTGTCAACCGCTCACGCCAAGCCGGCAGGACTGTGAGCCATGAAGTGCGTGCTATGCGGTCACCAATTCGGCCCTGATGACGTGGGCTATGTCAAGGGATCTATCTCCGGAGAGGTCCTGGAGCTGCTGCCGGCAGGCCCAAAGCAGACCGGCCAAATCCTGCACCATGAAAACATCCTGATGTGCGTCTCCCATTTCCAGGATATCCCTCGGTTCATCTCCGAGAACCTCCAAACGAACGCTGCAAACCGAAAAACCAAGAGCTGATTATCCTGATCACTGATTACGAGGCGATCCTGCAAATCAAGCAGCCCTGGCCGCCCGAGGACGCAGATACACAGGCCCGGCTTCAGCTCTATGAGCGGAATGCCAAGCTCTTCAGAGGGCAGCATAATCAAGTCTGGCAAGATGAAGTTCGCAAGCTCCGGGCCGATAAGAGCGGAGATCTCCGGATCGTCATCAATTTCCACCGGCTCCTCTCCCGATTATGGTCCGACATGGTGGCCGGCGAGATCCCCGAGGTGGCGGATGATCAGGATGGCCAATTGGAGGCCCTCAAGAGGATCATCGAAGATAACCTACTCTGGGAAACGATACAGGATGGGGTAGTGGATTACTCCAAGAACGGTAGCAACGTCCTCAAGATCCGGTTCGATGGCAGGGGGATCATCGAGAATGTCCCCCCAAAATACTGGTATCCTGTCGTCAGCATCAGCAACATCAAGCAGGTCCGGGCCCATATCATAGCCTACACATTCAGCGATCCTGCTGAGAAACGAAAAGAGATCAGCTACCTCAAAGTAGAGATCCACAGGCCGCCTGCCGAAGGCGAGGAGAGCTATGTCATCGAGCACCGGATTTACCGTCTCAAATCCGGTAAGATTGACTCTGAGGCGCTGCCCCTAGACACATTCCCAGAGTTCGCTGGGCTGCTGCCTATCGAGCCTACCGGCCTGGATGACTTTGATGTCATAGACATCCAGAACAAGCCTGAGACGGATCAGCTCATAGGCACTGACGATTATACCGACATCAACAGCATCCTTCATGAAATCTTGATGAGGTATGCACAGATATTCCGGATCGAAGACAAGTTCGCCGATCCGAGCATGTACGGTCCGCCAATAGAAGAGCAGGACCCCAGAGACGGCGAGTATAGAGTGATCGGTGGATCTCGATATATCGCTGTGGTCGAGGGCCAGGTCCCTCCTGGGATCATAGATGGCCGGGGACCGCCAGTCACCAGCTACACATCCATTGAGCACCTCATGCAGAGGCTCTATGAGGTCTCCGAGACCTGTAAGGTGGCCTTTGACGCCAGCCAGGCAGGCACGGCCCTTTCAGGCACCGCCCTCAAGCTCATGATGAGCAGGCCGCTCAGCAAGGCTGGCGGAATCAAGCTCCGGTACGATGCCAGGCTGAAGAAGGCCATCCGGCTTTGCTCCCAGATGGAAGTCTATCATGAGATGCCTGGAGCAATCGAAATTACAGATTTCCAGATCAAATGGAAAGATGGTCTCCAGCAGGATGATATGCTGGATGCCCAACGGCAGGCTACACTCATTGCCGCCCAGGCCATGAGCCCGCAGGACGCTATGAGGGAGCGGGGTATGTCCGAGGAGCAGATTAAGCAGGCCATGGAAGATATCCGGGGGCCTGCAATCCAGGAGCCCGGCACGGCCCCTAAGCTGACACTGCCCGCATTAGGGGATATCAATGGCCAGCAAGCAGCTCAGTGAGGCCCAAGCTCGCCGCCTCATCCAGCTCTACACCGATGCAGAGCGGGAGATCCTGACAGAGTACAATAAGGCGCTGTTGAAGGGCAACGATCTTAAGAACCTCACAGCGCTCAAGAACAATGTCGCGGCAATCCGAAAGGATCTACTGGCAGGCGGGCGGACGTGGTGTGAAGAGGCGGTATCCTCGGCATACCAGGCCGCCGTGGCCGAAGTCGATAAGGGCCTCGCGACAGAGATTGCCTTTGGGGCGATCCATCAACAGGCTATGCAGGTCTTGGCTGAGAATGCCTACGCCCGGCTCCAGGATGTTGATCTGGTGATAGGCCGGAGAGTAGACGACGTTTACAGGAACCTCGCCCTGGAATCTGTCCGGGGCGATGTGGCCGGATATCAGACCTGGAAGCAGACCGCCAAGCGCTACAGAGAAGCTCTGGCGGAGAAGGGCATCACCGGATTCAAGGACGCCTCCGGGCGCGAGTGGAATATGAAGAGCTACACCGAAATGGTAGCTCGGACCACTACTCGAGAAGTCAAGATCAATGGGACGGCTAACCGCCTCCTGGAGCATGGCCAGNNGCCAAGAACACCTGCGATATCTGCCGGGCTTGGGTGGGCCGGATAGTGAGCCTCACTGGCAAGACGCCGGGCTATCCTACGCTCGATGAAGCCAGAGCGGCGGGGCTCTTCCATCCGAGATGCACTCATAATATCGCCACAGCAGCACGATTCTAAGATACTTATCACAGTCTACGCCAGACTT